TTAGATATGTATGTTCCAACGTGACCGTCAATGTTATCCAGAATTTCAATTCGTGAACGTAGTGATTCTATCTGCTGAAGTTCCATGAAGTGCGTATCTTGTTGCCAGTTGAATCGCATGTCCTTCTTGATATTTTTCCAGTCATCAGCGGTAATGATATTTTTCAGAATCAGTTGTTTTTCTAGTAGATCGTGGAATAATAAGGCAAAGCGATTTCGGAGTCTCTGTACGAATTTTCCAAATTTCACTTCGTCTCGTGTGATCTCTGTATCTCGCCCAATGGAGAATCCAGCTTCAGATTCCATGCGTGTTCGGGGAACATTCATAGCCTGATAGAGCTTACGGCGGAAATATAGAATATCCTCGATCTCTCCAAGATTCTGCCCACCTGCTAGTGTGCTGACTTCTGTTCCCTTTCCACCTTCTCTTCGTGGCAGCCAAAAGTCCTCTAGCATTGTGCGATGTTGACGAGCATCCTCAACTGCACCTGTCTCTGCGTTGTATGTTACCTTATTCTTGAAGCGAACCATGATGTCTTTGAGATATGCTTCTGCTTTACCTTTTGGTAGATTTCCAACGTCAACATAGAACACTCGACGCTCTGGCGCACGAGAGATGCGATAGATCACCACAGCATCCTCAAGCATCTTGAGCTGATTCCACGGGCGAACTGCTTTCTGTAGATTTGAAATAACACGCTTTCGTGATGCATCTACCAAACCAGATCCGTTGTACGCAATAGCATCAGGAGCAATCGGAATGGGTGTGCTGTTTTTTGCATCCAATCCTTTTTGATTGTAGATGTAGTATTCTTTCGGAGGAATCACAACCGGAGGCTTGTCTTTGGTCGCAACTTGATTTGCTGGCTTTGGCTTCTCTTTGATCTTCTTGATTTTTCGTGGATCAATGTATCGAAGCTCTTGAATGCCTGACTTTGGGCTGGTCTTGTCGATGATGATGTGATAATATACTCTACCATCAACGTACCATCGTCGAAAGATGTCATACGCTTTTAGCTTGAAGTCTAAAAGTTCAAGCACATTCTCAAACTCGTCGATAATCTTCTTCTTCAATGGTGCGCTGATCTCACTTCGATCAAGATTGAGACTGACGCAGAAGTCATCGTCTTGATCAATCACAGCTTCATTCACAATGTCGTCGATGGCATAATCAACTTCAGGATAAACTGCCATTGTGCGATACATTGTGATAAGTTGGTTATCATCTTTGATTGATCCGTCAATGTCAATCGCGATTCCATATTGACCACCGCCACCGTATCCACCAATAGGTGATACATCTACCGCCTCTTCCTGTTCTTCTGGCGCGGTGAAGGCAAGAAGGTTCTGTTGTTCGCGCTCTTCGCGCTCCTTCTTACTGGTAATTTCAAAACCGAAAAAGTTGATAGGCATCTGTGACTCCCAAGTGATCGCATCTTCATATATTTATACTTGCTCTCAACGAAAAAGAGGGCGCGGGCCCGCCTCACTGGACAAGGTATCCGCGCCCTCTTGATCGTAAAGAGAACTGATCTGGATTACGAAGTAACGCCCTCGTTTGTCCAGTAGTCGAATGCCCAAGTTACTGTGAACTCTTGTAGAGCATCGACAGCATCCCAAGAGAGGTCGATTGCCTGAACACTTGTGGGCCAGAGATTGACCAACTTGATTCGCTTGATCTCATTTCCTTGTTTTCCATACTGAACAACATCAGCCGAGGCTTGATATGTCAGCGGACTTGATCCACTTAAACGCAAATTACCTTCATGGGAATTAATGTTGTTCATCCATGCGTTGATTGCATCATAAACAAGAAAATCCTCGTCGTTGATAATTTGTACGCTCCACTCCTCAAAAGTTCTCGATCCAGCAAACTTTACTTCTCGACCGAAGTATGAAACCGGAATCATGGTGATCGTCGCACCAGGCATCGCAGAAGTTCGACAAGTGAATGTGAGCTTCTGTGACGCTGCCGCGGCATCATCGCCAGCGACTCCAGCAGGAAGTGGAATCTCAACCTGAAACAGATTAGACCGCGCACCACCGCCAGTTAGCTGGGCTCGAATATCGTTGATATTAAATGCCATCTTAGTGACTCCTTACTTTAGAACTGACCGACAATCTCGTCAAAGTTAACTCCAGTTCGAGTTGCAATAAAGTTTAACGTGATGAAGTTGATCGAGCGAGCTGGCTTGATGTAAATGTCCCCAACAAACTCATTGCGATCAATGACCTCTGGTGTGTTGTTTGTTGTATCGCAAACAACACGGAAGTCATAGATGCCTCGGCGGCCTTGAACATCACGAAGGAATGGCTCTACAAGATTTCGGAATTGTGCCCGCGTAAATTCATCGTTGAACTCAAACAGTGTATATTTGGCTGCTGTCGCAATAGCCTTTTCAAGAACGATGAACAAGCGTCGCACATTGATTCGATCAAATGCACTCGGCTTGGACTGAAGAGTTTTGTCACCAAACAGGACAGTTCCCTGCCCTGGCAAGGTCACGACTGGGTTGATTCCATTCTTATAAAGCTCATCACGATGTGTGCGTCGAGGATTCCATGCGAGCTTGACAACATTCTTGAGCTGCCCTCGATTCAGACCAGCAGGGCTGAACCACGGATCTCGAACATTGTCAGTGTTCACACAAAGACCTGCGATGTCTGCGTTAAGCGGAACCCAGCGATATACATCATTGAACTTATCGTATTGATACTTCCATCCAGAGTCCATGACTGCGTAGGAAGAACTTCTACCGTTGATTCCATCTGTAGTGTTTCTGTAGTTCTTGATGTTTGTTGTTACTGTGTCAAGATTAGGAACATTCACACAATCTGTTTGCTGTGGAGAAAGAAAGGCAACACAGTCTTTTCGAGATTCAACAAGATTGTCAATAATATATCGAGAAATTGTTCCATCATGTGGTCCACATAACACTAATGAAATGTCAATTTCTTCTGGATTATTGAACATGTCATATCCGAGTTGAAAAGGACCTGGAGTTGTTGCGTTTCCATTTGCTCCACCTCTCAAATCAGAAACAAGTGGAATTATTCCTTCTGAGTTAAGGTTAAACTCAGAAATCTGAACAAAAGATTTGACTTGTCCTGGTACTATAGTATCCCCAAGCGCATACTTATTAGCAACATCAGAACTAACGCTAGTGCCAGTAATGTCTTCACCAGCCCAAATCCATTGACTCTGATTGTTAATTATATCTTTGTAGTAGTTTGTTGTACCATCAGAATTTTTAGCGTCTGCTGCTTTAGAAACATTTGAGAAAACTTCCAGAACTGTTCCTTTTACTCCAGTAATTTGCCCAGTTCTATCTGAAATTGCAATATGAAACTCATCCAATGACGCACTTCTACTATCAGCGTATTCTGATGTGCCAGGCGCTACATCGAAATTGTCATAAAACTCCCACTTTCTTGAGATGAGCATATTTTCTGCACCAACAGGAAAATCTCTATCTACTGTAATGGTATTTCCGCCGGTAGCTGGTTTTGAAACAATCTTGTATGTTCCAGATGGAAGAATGGCAGATAAACCTGTCCTACCATCACTATCTACTGTCGCGGCAAAGTCATCTTCGGGGGCATCTTCTGTTGCTACGAATGAAATGATGTCTCCCACAGCAAATTCATTTGAATGAGTTGAGCCTTCAATGAAAGTAACCTCTCGCTCGCCTTGCACTACATTCGCAGAAAAACCTGATAGTGTGTTACTAAATTGACCGGCAACTGAATCACAAATCGAAACACGGAGAGCATTTCCCATAGCGCCTGGATATTTTGCGATCCAATGACCCCCTGAATTAATTGGAGTATTCTCATAATTGCTTTCATTTTTTATTAGTATTGTTCCACCTGAGCTTGAAGAATTTACAGCAGTGTCGCTATCAACAACACGAATAATTTTTAGAGAATTTCCATAATCAAGAAAATTAGATGCCGTAAACCAATGTGTAAAATTTTCGGAGGTAGGCTTACCGAAACGACTAACAAGAGATGTTTGTGAGTTGATTAAAGCAATCTGATCAACTGGACCCCATGAAAATGTTCCAACGAAAGCTCCCTCTGTAGTAGCGACGGCCGGAATAATCGTACTAAGATCAACTTCTTTGACCTGTACGCCCGGTGAAATCTGGAAGGCCATATCTATCTCTCCTTCGTAAATTGTGCCCATAACTGTCTGGGCTGCTCTTCTGGGAGATATTTATACAATCACCGATTTTCATTTACCAATCATCATCACCAGCCCAGATCCACGAATCACTCCCAACTCGTGCTACTCTGTATTTATCTGCATCTGGATCTCCCGAATCAATAATCCCGAAAGGAATCAAATGCTCTAGTTCTCGTTCTTCATTTTCCTTCTCTCTCAGTTCTTCACGCTTCAGCTTCTCTAGTACCATCTTCTTATGAGTGTCTATATTCGTCACATCCTTGAAATATGGCTCCGTCGTACACCACGCAAATAGCACCAGATTCATCACCAGATCGTCGTGATGCCCTGGTTCAGCTTCGTAGCTGTATCCCTTGGCGATGAAACTGGTCATTTCACAGATCGTGTCAAAGTCTTCCACGATTAGTCGATCTGCTTCGATCAAGTTTTTTAGATTGGCACATCCAATTTGCTTGACCTTCTTGCTCGTCTTGATACCAAACTGAAGCGATCCTGCTCCAAATCCTGTTCCTAATCCCTGCCCTGCTCGTCCCCGTGTAGTGACATAGAGCAAGTGATCATATTCCAAATCCTCGTGAAGAATGGTTGCAACCTGCTGCCCGATGTCATTGATCTCAACTAACACCCACGCATCGTTGTAAGTTTTAGCCACATTCTGTATGACCGTAGGATATTCAAGCGGTGAAATCGTACTTGACCGATACTTAGCCACTACGCGATATGGGAACTGCCCAGAGTCAATAACCGAAAACGTAGAGAAGTCCAATCCTTCTCCGTGACTAACATCAACGGTGATCGTGTAGATATGATCTGGCTCTGGGTTTCTATACACATCAAGCTGCCCTGCTGTTGAGATAGGATCAGCAAATGGCATTGCCTTGAGCTTTGTTGCGTTGATCAGCGTGTTCTGAGAACCGACGAACTCGCACTCGAACTCCTGCGCGAATTGTTCCTTGGAGGTGTTGCGGATTGTGGATTCTTTCCACTCTTCATCTCTCCCCGGAACTTCAGACCAATGTACCTCCACCGGAACATATTCCGACTTTCCCTCGTTTGAGTCCATCCACATTCTGTAGAAGTGATTCATACCACAGGGGGTAGAAATGATCACCATCTTGGTGGTCTTACCAGAAGAGATCGTTGGATATGTGGATGCGAAGAACTCTTCAGCGATGTGTCTGGGAACGAACGCGAACTCGTCCAGAAGCAGCATATTGAACGATCCACCTCGAATAGCAGAGGAGGAGGTGGATGCTGCGATGATTTTTGATCCGTTCTCTAGTTCGATAGATCCCTTGTTCCAGGCAAGAACACCCTGCTGTAAAAAGAACGGAAGGTTCTCATATGCGAGCTGATAGCGAGCAAGAATGTCACGCGCAAGCTGCCCTTTGTTAGCCAGAATAGCACAGTTCACATTGTCGTTAAATAACGTATAGTGTAGGAAATATGCAACGACTGTTGTTGTCTTTCCTGTTTGGCGCGGGAGCTTACCGATCGTAAATCTATTATCATGGATCGTTCGGATGATCTTCTCTTGGAAGTCATACATCTCGAAAGGAACCAGACCTTCATCCAGACTGACAATCTTGACATAGTTGCGAACGAAATAAATCGGATCTTTCGCACACTTCACATACTCTTTGATTTCATCTGGGGTGTATTCGTGATTGACACCTACTTTTTTTAGTAGGGGATTACCTTGATAGCCATCTTCTTCTGTTGCCATTTACTTTCCCTAACACACCAAGCATGATTAATCCTGCTGTGATCATCATTCCAAATCCAGGCTCAGGAATGGATGTCGTTGTCCAACTTGAACATGATGTTCCTTCACATGCACGCACCATTATCCACCC